CATTAAGTATTGATATGGATTCAACAGATACAAGTAATATGGCTGAGGTTGAGGTTAAGTTTGAAGGAACAGAACCTCCCGAAGGTGTCGCTAGAATAAATGACCAATTGATTAAAACTATTATAGGTGGACAAATAAATAATGAAAAAGAGTAGATTATTTGGAAAGATGAAGCGTGTTAAGAATGCTAAACACGACAAACCAGCTAGGAAGATAGGTAAAAAGATATTCAAAGGATTAGTAGATACATTACCTGTTCCTGATATAGTTAAGAATCAGATTGATGATAAGTTAAACCTCACAGAAAAGAATCATAGTGAGTTAGAACAAAGAGTTATAAAATTAGAAAAAGATGTTGAAAGAATAATAAACATATTAACAAAGATGAGTGGGAAATAGAATGAGCCTTGATGATTTAGAATTAAATGTAAATTCAATAAAGAAAGATAAGTTACCAGACATATTAAGAAGAAGAACTTGGATGAGGTTTATCTTAACTGCTATTATGTTTGGTAGTTTCTATTGGGTAGTATGGTTATTATTTACGGATTTATTTACATTGGATGATAAATTTAGAGATTTATTAAATATAATTATTGGTAGTTTCCTCGTATCCTTTGGAAAAGTAGTGGATTTTTGGTTTAAAGGCTCACATTCTGAAGAAGAAAATCAAAAAAATTAAAAAAAATAAAAAAAAACCACGCGTTTGGGAAATTTCTTTATATATATAGTAATTGTCTGAAATATGACATATGTTTTTTGAAAGATTTACCGGTAAGGGGTTCAGTATGAAAATGACTGAACAACGGCTTTCCAAAAAGGTCGTAAGGTGTCCGAGTAAGGTCTGTAGTGGACGGTACAAGAGTCAATCTGACGGAGTATCATAGGAGTAACTTCCTTCGAAAGGGACTTGGTAGAATAAAAAAAACCTTGTGTTTTTGGCTATCAATGAGGGTATACAAGAATCCCTCTCACACCAGAAGAACCCCAAAATTTTCAAAATAATTAAAAAAAAAGCTTGACTTATATGTATATTTTGATATATATTATAGGTAAGAAGTAAAAATAGGTTATATGGTTACTGAGTTAACCATAAATAATAAACAATAAACGATAATATAAAATAGGAGAAGTACAGATGGATATAAATGCTATCAAAAGTCGCTTAACTACACTCCAAGCGACATCAAACACAAAAGACAATTTCTGGAAACCTGAACCAGGTAAACAAGTTGTTAGAATAGTTCCTTACAAATTTAATAAAGATAACCCATTCATTGAGTTATTTTTTCATTATAGCTTAGGAAATAATAAAACATACATGTCACCTGCATCATTTGGTAGACCAGATCCAGTAGCTGAATTCGCAGATAAATTAAAATCTACAGGTAATAAAGACGAATGGATACAAGGTAAAAGACTCGAACCTAAAATGAGAACTTTTGCTCCTGTCGTAGTTCGTGGTAAAGAATCTGAAGGTGTTAAGTTTTGGGGATTTGGTAAAACAGTATATCAAGAATTATTAAGTGTGATTGCTGACCCTGATTATGGTGATATTACTGATGTAACTAATGGTAGAGATATTATGATTGAAAGACAGACTCCTGCTGAGGCTGGAAATCAATATGGTAAAACTACTGTGAGAGTTAAACCTAATCAAACTCCAATAACAGAAGATAAGACAGTTCTTGAAGGTGTTATGGATAATCAATCTGATTTGACAGAACTTTACAATGAACCAACTTATGATGAGTTGAAAGAAGTTCTTGCTAATTACTTAAATCCAAGTGATGACAGTGAAGAAACAACAACTACTGCAACAACTGCAACAACAACAACTCAAACAACAACTTCTACACCAACAGAAAAGAAAACTGAAAATGTAGAAGATGCTTTTGATCAATTATTCAATAGTTAAGGAGTAAATAATGAGTAAAAAAGATGAACTCGCTGGCGTAATTGCCTCCGAACTGAATAAACAGTTCAAACATCAACAAGTAGCTTACTTTCTTGATGGACAAGAAGGTACACCAACTGATGTAATCGGTTGGGTATCATCAGGTTCTTCTTTACTTGACTTATGTATATCTAATCAACCAGATGGTGGTTTTGCAATAGGCAGAATCACAGAATTAAATGGTTTGGAAGGTAGTGGTAAGTCATTGATTGGTGCTCATGCTTTAGCCGACACTCAAAGACAAGGTGGACTCGGTGTCTATATAGATACCGAATCTGCTGTGTCTAAAGAATTTCTTGGTGCTATTGGTGTAGATACAGAAAATATGTTGTATGTACATTTAGAGACTGTTGAAGAAGTATTCGACACAATCGAAACAATAGTCACCAAAATTCGTGAGTCTGATAAAGATAAGTTAGTGACTATCCTTGTTGATTCATTAGCAGCTGCCTCAACAAAAGTTGAGATGGATGCTGACTTTGACAAAGATGGTTGGGCTACAGCCAAAGCTATTATAATATCAAAAGCTATGAGAAAAATCACACAAATGATTGCTCGTGAAAAAGTATGTTTGATATTTACTAATCAGTTAAGACAAAAACTTGGTGTTATGTTTGGAGACCCATGGACTACAAGTGGTGGAAAAGCATTACCATTTCATGCATCAACTCGTGTTAGACTTAAAAATGCTGGACAGATTAAAGACACAAAGAAAAACACGATTGGTATTAAGATAAAAGCTCAAGTTATAAAGAATAGACTAGGTCCCCCAATGAGGACAGCTGATTTCCCATTATACTTTGATACAGGTATCGATAACTACGGTAGTTGGTTAAATATAATGAAGGAACATAAGTTACTCAAAGCTGGTGGTGCTTGGTATACAATAGAACATTGTGATACAGATACAGGTGAAGTTATCAAAGAATATAAATTTCAATCAAAGGATTTCGAAAACTTATTGTTGGAGAATCCAGATTTGAAACAATATTGTTATGATAGAATCTGTGAAGCTTGTATTCTAAAGTATGATTCAAAACAACTTGGTGTCGATGATGTAGTAGAAACTGATGAGGTAGTGGATGAAATCTAAAACTGATTTAAATGAAAAATTTATATCTTTTTTAGAACAAACCAAAAACCAAGAAAAAAAATCAGTAACACATCTAAATGATAGAGTTTTAATTGTGGATGGCCTAAATACATTTATTAGGTCATTCGCAGTTAACCCTTCAATAAATGATGATGGATTACATATTGGTGGAATGGTTGGATTTCTAAAATCAGTAAGATATACCTGTGATGTTTTAAAACCATCTCGTTGTATTATTGTATTTGATGGTAAAAATGGTAGTAACAGAAGACAGAAAATCTATTCTGAATACAAACAAAATCGTAAAGTCAAGAAAAGATTAAATAGAAATGTTGATTGGGGAACAGCACCTCAAGATGAACAACAATCTATGAAACAACAGATGGGTAGATTGATTAATTATCTTGAACAACTACCTTTAACTTTAGTTTGTGTTGATGGAATTGAAGCAGATGATTCAATGGCTTATATTTCACAACAATTACTTCCAAAAAGTGATATTATTTTAATGTCAACAGACAAAGACTTCTTACAATTAGTAGATGATAGAGTTAAAGTATGGAGTCCTACAAAGAAAAAGTTATATACTAAAAAAGTTATACAAGAAGAATTTGGAATACCATCAAGAAATATATTAACATATAGAATATTAGATGGGGATAAATCAGATAATATCAATGGAGTTATGGGAGCTGGTTTGAAATCATTGATAAAATATATTCCACAAATAACAGAAGATGAAGACTTTACAGCAATGGATTTAATAAATTTTGTAGAAAATTCAGATTCTAAAATAAAACTCTTGGAAAATATAAAAAAAAGTAGTAACTTAATAAAGAGAAATTATTTATTAATGCAATTACAAAAAGTAGACATACCAAAACATACGATGAGAAAGATACAGAATACTGTTCACGGTAAAGTTCCGCAATTGATAAAGTATAAATTTCAAACAATGTTCTTGAAAGATAAGTTATCTAATCAAATTAAAAATCTTGATAGTTGGATAATGGAATTTACAAGATTAGATAGATTTAGAGGATTAAATGGATAAAATATTTCCTTATAATATTTTTAAGTTTAAAATTGAAGATTATAAAAATTTAAATAAAAATTTAATTTCAGAAATATATGATTTAAAAAATGAATTACCAGATAGTATGGATAGGTCGAATGTTGGTGGTTGGCACAGTCCATCATTTTCAAATTTTAAACCAAATAAAATTTATTTAGAAAAATTAAGAAAAATCATTTCAGATTATTTTAATAAAGAAATATCAATATTAAATAAAGACATAGGATTAAATAATGTGTGGATAAATATAAATAAAAAACACAATCATAATATGATACATGACCATCACAAATCTTTTTACTCTGGAGTTTACTATGTTAAAGTACCTGAAAATAGTGGAAATCTATATTTTTATAATCCCGAAATATGGTTCACAGATGCTATAGAAAAACCTGAATTATTTTTAAATAAAAAATATGAAAAGGAAAAAGTAGAATATAATTCTGAAGAGGGGGATTTGTATTTTTTTGTTGGTAACTTACCTCATGGGGTGAATAAAAATTTAAGTGATGAAGATAGAATTAGTATATCATTTAACTTTAATTTTGGGGATATTCGTAAACAATTAAAATTTAGGGAGTCAAATGGATAAATTACAAGAATTTGGACATACATTTCAAGTCAAGTCGATAGCTTGTCTAATGACTAATCAAACATTTTTGGAACAGATTCATGATATACTTGAAGAAAAACATTACGATAGTGATTCACTAAAGTGGGTTGTAAAAGAATGTAAAAAGTATTTTGATGAGTATAAAAAATGTATAACACTTGATGTATTTAAAGTTAAAACAAGTGAAGTTGAAAATGATATATTAAAGGTAGCTATTATAGAAAACCTTAAAGAGATTATGAGATATACAGAAGCGACTGATTTAGATTTTATACAAGATAAATGTCTTGACTTTTTTAAGAATCAAACATTAAAAAATGCTATATTAGAATCAGTTGAAATAATGGAATCAAAGGGTGATTATGATATTATTAAAAGATTGGTGGATGATGCATTAAATGCTGGAACTGAACGAAATATTGGACACGAGTATATTGAACACATTGAAGATAGATATTCAGAAACTGCTCGTACAACAATATCAACTGGTTGGGATGTGATTGATGAATTGACTCAAGGTGGTTTAGGTGGTGGAGAACTTGGTGTAATTGTAGCACCTGCTGGTGTTGGTAAGACTTGGGTGTTGGCTGCAATTGGTGCTAATGCTATGAAAACAGGTAAACATATAGTTCATTATTCACTTGAGTTAAATGAAGCTTATGTTGGTTTAAGATATGATTCAATATTTACAGGTATTGCAAATCAGAATTTAAAATATCATAAAGAAGATGTTCAATCAGAAATGGATAAACTAGAAGGTGATTTGGTTATTAAATATTTTCCAACAAAAACCGCTAGTGTAAATACCTTATCAGCTCATTTGAAAAGAATTACAAACTTTGGAACACAAGTGGATATGGTTGTAGTTGATTATGGTGATATATTAAAAGATACAGGTGGTTCAAGGGAAGTGAGACATGCACTTGGTAACATATATGAAGATTTAAGAGGATTAGCTGGTGAGTTTCAAATTCCAATATGGACAGCATCACAAGCTAACAGAAGTGCTCTTGACGAAGATGTGATTGAGGCTACAAAAGTATCAGAGTCATATCAGAAAGTTATGACAGCTGATTTCGTGATGTCATTAAGTAGAAAAGTAGAAGATAAAATTGGTAATACAGGCAGATTTCATGTGATTAAAAATAGATTTGGTCCAGATGGAATTACATACCCTGCTAAAGTAAACACTAACACAGGTATTATAAATATCTATGAGAGTAGTAGTGTTGGTGGACAAGAACAACAAAAGAAAATAGACAATCGTGACAATTTGATGAAAGGTATGTTGAAGAATCGTTATGATGATTTAATGAAGGAATAGTTATGAAAGATTATGAAGTATTTAGACAATGGTTAGGTGGTGTAATGGATGTGATATATGGTCCATCTCATAATTGGCCATTCAAAGCTCTTGAAAAAGAGATGATGAAAAAACCTAAAAGAGCAAGAGGTCCAAAAGGTAGATATAAAGGTGACGATAAATCTACACCAGATGTAAACGAAGCTTGGGTTGGTGGTAAAGCACCAAAGAAAGGTAAAAAATGATATATGGATATGTAGAAATACCAGAAGACTATTGGGTGTCTTCACATAATGTAGAATGGATATATTATGAAGATTAAATTAGACAAAACAGATAGTAAAGTAATACATTCAAATGAAACATACGATGTTATAGATAATACTAATCTAAATAACCTCATAGTATCTAAAACTATATTACATCCAGGAAAACAAACTGGTGGACATAATCATACTGGGCAAGAAGAAGTTTATATCTTTATGAAAGGTGAAGGTACAATGATTGTAGGAACTAATACATATGAAGTAAAAGCTGGTGATACGATATTAATACCTGATGGTGATTTTCATCAAGTAACTAATACTGGTTTTTATGCTGAAGATGATTTAGAATTTATATGTGTATTTGATGGAGGGAGAAATCATTAGTGACTATAATACAATGGATGAGGTTTATATTGAAAGTTAGAAAATTTACAGTAGAACCAGTACCTCGTAGTGCTATTCAACCATTTGTTGAAAAATGGCATTACTCACATAGTACAAATGGGGTACAACATACTCAATGTTTTGCATTGTTTGATGGTATGACAATGATTGGAGCTATGATATATGCTCTACCATCTATGAAGGCAACAGCTGCAAAATACAATCCTATAAACCCATTGAGATGTTGGGAGTTACGAAGATTGTGTTGTATAGATGATACACCTACAAATACAGAGAGTTATTTTATAGGTCAAACTTTAAGATGGTTAAGACAGAATACAGATATAGAGGTTATTGTGTCTTATGCTGATTTAGAACAAGGACATGAAGGTGTTATTTATAAAGCTAGTAACTTTATACATTTAGGTAACAATGGTGGTGGTAGAGTATTGATGGTTGATGGTAAAATGTTTCATGCTCGTTCTATGAATCAAAAACAAAAACCATATGGTAGAGAACTAAAACGAAGATGGGAAAATAAGGAAGGACATAGTTTTTGGGATTCAGAAGAAACTGATATGTACTATAAAGATGTGAAACCAAAGAACATTTATGTCTATTATTTAAATAAAAAAATAAAAAAGAAATTGTTAAAATGATATTTATATATGTCCAACCAAAAGGTTGTAATATAAATTCACAGGGAGAAATAAACTAATGGAATACAAAAAATTTGCACTGTCAGATAATTTTATAGATGGTTACAAAAGAAAACGAGCACCTTTTGGGTTTAATGGACTCGGTGAACTCGTGTATATGAGAACTTATTCGAGAATTAAAGATGATGGGAAGAATGAAATGTGGTGGGAAACCGTTCAACGAGTAGTTGAAGGTACTTACAACATGCAAAAGAGATGGATAGAATCACACCATTTGGGGTGGAACGCGTGGCAAGCACAAAGAAGTGCACAGGAAATGTATGATAGAATATTCAATATGAAATTCCTACCACCCGGTAGAGGTCTTTGGGCGATGGGAACGCCTATAACAGAAGAACGAAACTTGTACGCCGCCCTTAACAATTGTGCCTTTGTATCAACTGATAATCTAAAAGAAGATTTATCTAAACCATTTACATTCTTAATGGATGCTTCAATGGTTGGTGTTGGTGTAGGATTTGATACAAAAGGTGCAGAACAATTTGTAGTTAGAGGTCCTAAAGAGGATAGAGAGAAAGAAACCTATGTAATACCTGATACAAGAGAAGGTTGGGTTGAGTCAGTAAGAAGATTACTTGATTCATATTTTCTTGGTATAACAGGTGTTGATTTTGATTACACACAAATAAGAGAAGAAGGTGCACCAATTAAAGGATTTGGTGGTGTATCAAGTGGACATAAACCATTAAAAGAAGTTCATAAATCAGTATCAGAATGTTTAGATAAAAATATAGGTTCACCAATATCAATTACAACAATCGTGGATATAATGAATCTAATCGGTAAATGTGTAGTAGCGGGTAATGTTAGAAGAACTGCTGAAATAGTATTCGGTGACCCACAATCAGATGAATATATTAATCTGAAAAATTATAAGAAAAATCCTCATAGAGAAATGTATGGTTGGACATCTAATAATTCAGTATTTGCTGAGTTGGGTATGGATTACACAGATATAGCAGAGAGAATTAAAGACAATGGAGAACCAGGACTTGCTTGGTTAGAAAATATGAAACACTACTCACGAATGAAAAATGGTGGTGATGATAAAGACCATAGAGTAGCAGGTGGTAATCCTTGTCTTGAACAATCACTTGAATCATATGAGTTATGTTGTTTAGTAGAAACATTTCCAAGTAATCATGATAGTTTAGATGATTACTTAACAACATTAAAATATGCATATCTATATGCTAAAACGGTAACACTTGGAAAAACACATTGGCCTGAAACTAATCGTGTAATGTTGAGAAATAGAAGAATCGGATGTAGTGTAAGTGGTATTGCTCAATTTATTACTCATCGAGGACAAGGTGAGTTAAGAAATTGGTTGGAAGAAGGATATGATGCTCTTCAAAAATATGATAAAGGATATTCAGATTGGTTTGCAGTACCTCGTAGTATCAAAACTACATCAGTAAAACCAAGTGGAACGGTTTCATTATTGGCTGGTTCAACACCAGGTTTACATTATCCTGAAAGTAGATTCTATATCAGAAGAATTAGATTATCAAATATGAGCCCACTTATAAAACCATTAGAAAAAGCAGGTTATAAAATTGAACCTGCTTTTGGAAGTGAAGATTCAACTGTAGTAATTGAAGTACCTGTTGATGTGGGTGAGGGAATCAGAACTGTAAGTGAAGTTCCAATGTGGGAACAGATGGCTCTCGCAGCATTTATGCAAAGGTATTGGGCTGATAATCAAGTAAGTTGTACGGTTACATTTGACCCTGAAACAGAAGGTGGACAGATTGCAACTGCACTTAATTATTTTCAATATCAATTAAAAGGTATTTCGTTCTTACCTAAATTAGAATTAGGTGCTTACAAACAAATGCCTTATGAAGAAATTACTGAAAAGAAATATAATGAAATGGTTAAACAATTGTCATTCTTATCATTCAGACAAGTAAAAGGTGCAGAAGCAGAAGTTGAAAAGTTCTGTAACAATGACACTTGTGAGATTGATTTTGAACAAATTAAAGAAACACAGGAGGTTTAAAATGGCAAAGGAAATAAATAAATATGAATATACGGCGAAACTTGACAGAGTGGTGGATGGTGACACTTGTGATGCTCTTATTGATTTGGGTTTTGATACTTGGGTTAAAAAGAGAATTCGATTTAAGGGTGTGGACACTTGGGAATGTAGAACTCGTGACAAAGAAGAGAAGGTTAAAGGATTAGCAGCCAAAGCATTCACAAAGGATTTATTAGAAAATTCAGATGATGGTAAATTTGCTCTTCGTTCTCACGGAGTTGGTAAATATGGTAGAGTTTTGGGTGAATTATTCGTTAAAGGTGAAACAAAATCGGTAAATGATTTACTATTAGAAAACGGACACGCTTACGAATACGAAGGTGGGAAGAAAAAAGTATTTGGTTCGTAAAATAAAGCTTGACTCGTATAATAAAAAGGTTGTATATTAAGATATGTATCAAAACATATATGTAAAACGCACAAAGACAAGTTCAGAAGTTCATCTATGGGATGATAAAACAGGTTATACTAAATTTCAGTATAAACCATATGCTTATCTAAAATCACAAACTGGAACATATCGTTCCCTTTATGGTGACAAACTCAAGAAAGTAAACTTTTGGACTGGTGATGATTTACAGAATGGTAGGGTGTTTGAATCAGACATACCAATTGAAACCAGAACATTGGTTGATATGTATACAGATTCGGATGAACCATCTGTTGGACATAGAGAAGTTTATTTTGATATTGAGGTAGAAGTTAAAGATGGTTTTCCTGACCCAAATAGAGCTGATAATAAAATTACAGCTATAGCTCTCTATGATAGAACAACAGATAAATATTCTTGTTATGTATTAGGTAATGTACCTAACACAGATGTCGTAGAATCATTTAAATCAGAAGAAGAACTACTACAAAGGTTTTATCAAAAATACCTTGAAATCAATCCAACAATATTAAGTGGTTGGAATATTGATGGTTTTGATATTCCTTATTTATATAATAGAACTACAAGAGTTTTAGGACATCAATTTGCAAATGCTTTATCACCAATCGGTGAGGTATTCTATTCAGAACATAAAAAGAGATATAAGATTGCTGGTGTATCTTGTCTTGATTACTTACCACTATATAAATTATTTACTTACACACAAGAATCTTCATATCGATTAGATTATATTGGACAAAAAGAAGTTGGACTTGGTAAGATAGAATATGAAGGAACACTACAAGATTTATATGAAACAGATATTAACAAGTATATTGAATATAACTTAAATGATGTTAAAATTGTCAAGGCACTTGATGATAAGTTAAAGTTTATTGATTTGGCTCGTGGTATATCACATGTAGGACACACACCATATGAAGATGTGTATTTCAGTAGTAGATATTTAGAAGGTGCTATACTTGTATACTTGAGAAAGATTGGTGTGGTTGCTCCAAACAAAGATTTGAATGCTAGAGACAAAATGAATCGTGATGGTAATGATAAGTTTACTGGTGCTTATGTTAAAGACCC